CGGCGGCGGATGCGGCGGCGTGGGCGGCGGATGCGGCGGCGCGGGCGGCGGCGGTGGCGGCGGCGGACGCGGCGGCGGATGCGGCGGCGGCGGTGGCGGTCGATATTCAGTCGATAATCAACACAGTACTCGCGAAAGGAGCGGCATCATGAAACTCCACCGCCTCACCCTCCAGAATTTAAAAGACGTTGAGTACGCCGAACTCTGCTTGCACGACTCTATGTTCTTCATCGGGCTCAACGGCGCGGGCAAATCAACTATCCACGAAGCCATCCAGCTTGCGCTCATGGGCTGGTGCCAACACACCGACGCGCGCGGCGCGGGCTATGCCGACCTGATACGCGACGGCGCGGCGCAGGCCGTAGTGGAACTCGAATTCAGCCACGGCGGCACGGCCTACCGTATCAGCCTTACGCTGGGCAAAAAACGCGAGTGGCTATTAACCGAAATCGACACCGGCGAAGTGCGCGAGGATATCGCGTCACCGTCGGCGCTGTGGGCCGCGTTCGGCATCAACCAGCGGCACGCGCTGGTGTGCATGTTCCCCGCCCGCATTGTTGCCGGCAAAGAATTTTCGGATATCCTGTCCAGCTACTTGGGCGGCGCGCTCACGGCGCGGGCGCTGGATGACCGGATAACACCGGAGCACCGGCAGTACCTCGTGACGCTCGCGGGACGGCGGCATATCGCACTGGGCGACGTGGTAGGCTTCGAGAGCCTAGGCCGCGTCTGCTACGACCGGCGCACGGAAATCAACCGCGATCTGAAATTCGCCAACGCGAAGATCGCGGAGTACGGATTTCTGAAACCCGTCCCCGGCGTTACAGTTGACGATATGCCGCGCCTGCGGCAGCAGGTGACCGCGCTACTCGATACGCAGCGGGAACTCTACGTGCAGAAAGGCCGGGCCGAGGCCGCGCCGGTGAACGTACTGCCGCTCTCAGAACTGGAAGCCGAGCATAAAGCGGCGCAGCTAGCACATGCGGAAGCCGAAGCCTACGCGGCGGCACAGCGCGCGGTGGCCGAAACTGAAGAGAAAATGAACGCGGCGAACGAGGCCGCGCGCGCGGCGGCGGACGGGATGGACGCGGCGCGGGCCGATGCGCCAAAAACGTGCCCGACGTGCGGCGGCAAATTCACGAAAGCGAAACGCGAGGAATACGTGGCTGAACGTGTGGCCGCGTGTGCCGAAGCCGTTACAGCAGCAGAGGCGTTACAGGAGGCCGCGCTTGCCGAGGCGAACGCGGCACGTGCGGCGTTGCGCGAACTCACGCCGCCGCCACCCGGCACGGCGGAACGGCTCACAGCGGCCACCGCCGAACTGGAAGCCGCGCGCCGGATGCCGCCGCCCTACGATGGCCCGCCGCTGGCTGAGGTGGAACAGCAACTAGATAAGCTGCTAGTTGATATTCAGTTCATTAACACGCAGCTTTCGATACTGGAACAGCACCGCGAGCTGGCGGAATGTAAAACGATGGTCGCCGCGCTCACGGAGGAACTTTCACACGTCGCGTTCGGCGTCCGTGAATTCCACGACGGCGTAGCCTACCGCGAACTACTAGCCGAGGCCGCCGCGCCTATAGTCGCGCGGGTGAACCAGTACTGCGGCGGCGGCTTGGATATTAAGCCGGACGGCAAGATATTTCAGCTACTCTACCGTGGTAGGCGGTTGGACCTCGCCTCCGCCGGGGAGCGGGCGCGCGTCGCGTTCGCGTTTGCCACCGCGTTCGCGGACTGCGGCGCGCCGGTACTACTCGACGAAACCAACGAACTGGACCCGATACAGCGCGGCGCGCTCTGCCTCCGCCTGCGCGAGGCCGCGACGGGTACGGTTATCCTCGCGGGGACACCCAACAACATAGGGCCGGAATACTACCGCGCGATGGCACAGGCGCTCACGCCGATGCGCGTGGTGCTGGTGGACGCCGGGACGTATCGGGAGATACAGGGATGATATTCGATACCTTCACCCGCGCGGGCCGGACCTACTACTACGGCGCGATTTGGCCGCAGGGCCGCGAGCGCGCCGCCGATGATGCTCAGATACGAGTAAGCACACGCGAACTCGAAACACTTGAAACAAACACGGAGACTACCAATGGCTGAAACAGATTACACTGACTACGATGACTTCGACGCGATGTGGGGCACGACGCCCAGTGAGGCGCCTACCTCCAGCGAGCCCGTGCCGGACGGCAAATATGCCGCCGAAATCGTGAGCGTGAAAATGGGCGCGTGGAAGGACGGCTCGCCCAGGATGGAGTGGGAATTCCGCGTCATCGGCGGCGACTGCGACGGGCGCAAGACTTGGATGAACGACGGCCTCGACCCGAAGAAGCTCGGAAAGACGAAGGGACACCTCGAACTCATGGGCATCATCGAGCCGAACTTCAGTGGCTGCGTGCGGCGCCTTCCTGAACTCGCGGGACGCGCGGTGAACATCGCAGTGAGCACGTACAACGACCGCAGTTACACGTTCCTGAACGGCGTGCCGGACAGCGCGCCAGCACCCGCCACCACGCCAGCACAGGCCACGATATCCGGCACGACCGCCGCACCGGCGATACCGTTCTAGCATGCCACTGCGCGACTACCAGATCGCTGGCATCGCCGGAATTAACCGCGCTTGGGCGGCAGGGCGTAGAGCACCGCTTTACGTCCTGCCAACCGGCGGCGGCAAGACGGTTTTGTTTTGCCACATCGCGGCGCATACCCCGCTCCGCGTCGGTATCCTGATGCACCGGCGCGAACTCATAGACCAGACGTGCCGCGCCCTCGGTGACACGCCGCACGGCGTCGTGTTATCGGGCCAGACGCCGAACCGGCACGCGCGGGTACAGGTGTGCAGCGTGCAGACCCTGGTAAACCGGATGGACCGATATCAGTTCGATCTACTCATCATTGACGAGGCACACCATACGACGGCTACGACGTGGCGCAAAATTACCGCCGCCTACCCGGACGCGTACCGCCTGGGCGTGACCGCGACACCTTGCCGCACCGACGGCACCGGGCTTGCCGAGGCCGGATTTGATGACCTGATACTAGGGCCGTCGGTAACAGATCTCACCGCGCGCGGGTTCCTCGCCCCGGCGCGCACGTATAGTTTTGCCGGGTTCAACCGCGCGGGGCTGCACGTTCAGGCGGGCGACTTCATCGCAGCCGAGGCGCTGGAACGCCGCGAAAAATCCGTCCGCGTCGGTGACGTTATCGCCCACTACCGGCAACACGCGGATGGCAAGCCCGCGATCTGTTTCTGTATCTCACGGGCGGACGCCGATGCGTGGGCCGAACGGTTCAACACCGCCGGATACCGCGCGGCGCAGATCGACGGCACTAAAACGAACGCGGAACGCCGCGCGCTCATATCGGCGCTCGGCAATGGCGCGTTACAGGTACTAACGACGTGCGACCTGATATCCGAGGGCGTTGACGTGCCCGTGGTGGAGTGCGGAATATTCCTGCGGCCAACGCAGTCCATGGGCCTATGGATGCAACAGATGGGGCGTATCCTGCGCGCGGCGCCGGGCAAGCAGCACGCGGTGCTCTTGGACCACGTAGGAAACGCGCTGAAACACGGGGTGCCGGAGACGCCGCGTGAATGGAGTCTGGTATCCGCGAAGCGCACGAAGAAGGAAGCCGAGGTCGACGTGGTGAGCGTGCGCGTGTGCGCCCAGTGCTGCGGCGTACACGTCCCGCTCCCGGTGTGCCCGTTCTGCGGGTATGTGTACCCGATTCGGCAGCGCGAGATCGAAGAGATGGATGGGCAGCTAACGCTGCTGGACGCCCAGTGGGGCGCGGTGAAGCCCGTACACCGCGCGGCGCAGGTAGACGAATGGAAAGCAAATTCGCTTGAAGATTTTCAGGCCATAGCGGAGGCGCGCGGGTATAAGCCCGGCTGGGCTTGGCACCGCTGGCAGGCTAAACAGAAACGAGTAACAGGAGCGACGGCATGAATATCAGGGTGAGCGAAGACAGTACCAGCCTGTGCGAAACACCACCTATTGGGTTATATGTAGTAGACGGACGAATAGTATTTTGTTACCGAAGCAGGCGCGGCGAAGTAAGATTTAAATATTGTGATACCGGTGAACGTGTCGATATTTGGGGCGGTACCGCATTTTGCGTGGAGATTGAAGCATGACCCCTCACCTCTGGCACATCGTGCGCGCTGATATTCACCTCGACACCGCGCCGCCCATGGAGTGGTATTTCGTGCGGGACGCGGAGAATAACATCATCGCCGGGCCGTTCCGCGAGCACGTCGCGGCACAGATAACCGCCGCGCATAACGCCGCGCTGGGAGTAACGGCATGACCGACCAAGGAGAATCACTACGTGAGCTGGCACTATTTGCAGGGGCAGGAGGCGGTATCCTCGGCGGACATCTATTGGGATGGCGCTGTGTTTGCGCCGTCGAAATCGAAGACTACCCTCGGCGGGTATTGCTTGCCAGACAGCGAGACGGCATACTGCCCAGGTTCCCCATATGGGACGACATCACCACATTCGACGGAACACCATGGCGCGGAAGGGTTGACGTTATCAGTGGCGGCTTCCCCTGCCAGGATATTTCCTCAGCCGGAAAAGGCGCCGGAATCACCGGCGCCCGAAGCGGGCTATGGTCTCACATGGCCCGCGTTATCAGCGAGGTTCGACCGCGCTACGTCTTCGTGGAGAATTCACCCCTGCTTGTTTCCCGAGGACTCGATGTTGTCCTCGCCGACCTTGCCGCGCTGGGGTATGATGCGCGATGGGGCGTTATCGGCGCTTGCGACGTTGGTGCCCCGCACAAACGGGACCGTATCTGGATTGTGGCCGACGCCGACGAAAATAGAAGCGTACGGAAAATTAAACGGGGCAATTTGGAATGGGGCGGCGCCGTACGTGAACGGAGTAAAAAGAAATACAGACCTAAAGCAATTTCTGATTCAGCTTGGCCGTCAAGACCTGAGCAAGTCCACAATATTCCGAGAATGGTTGATGGGTTGGCCACTGAACTGGACAAACGTAACGCAGCCATTGGTAATGGCCAGGTTCCGGGAGTGGCAAGACTCGCATGGGAACTTTTAGCATGACCGAAACCGCCTTCATGAAACGCGCCATGCTGGAGGCGCACCGGCACGGCCTGTGGCTGCTGCGGAACAACGTCGGCACCGCGACTACGATGGACGGGCGGTTCATCCGGTTCGGCCTCGCGCCCGGCAGTAGCGATCTCATCGGTATCACTGAATACGTGGTACAGCCCGGCGACGTGGGCCGTACCTTGGGCGTGTTTACAGCCTGCGAGACGAAGGCCGCGCGGGGACGCGTATCAGCGGTGCAACAAAACTTTATTGACGCTGTTAAACGGCACGGCGGATTCGCCGGCGTGCTGCGCGAACAGCCTAACGTAAGCGCGGCAGTCGCCGCATTCAGAAAGGACATCGAACATGGATAGGATCGACGAACGCGCGCAGCAGTTGCGCCTCGAATACCTCGGCACGGAGGCCGGTGAGTGCATCCCCTGGGCGGAGCTTAAACAGGTAGTCCGTGACCGCTGGCGGCGCGCGGCGGAGTTTGAACTGCCGCAGCCGGAGGTGGATAACGATATCCACCAAGCGCGCGTGCTGCTTGGTATCGACGGCACCGCGAGCCTCGCGGATGCCGTGCGGGGGTTGAAGGCCGAACGCGACGCCGCGCGGGCGGAGCTTGCCGCCACCCGCACCGCGCCGGTGAAGGTGCGGTTTGACTGCACGGAAAAAGAGGCGGCAAACGTCTTCAATGGCGCAGATCTTGGCGGTGATGGGTTGAAATGCTTACGCGTACTCATGGACTACCTCGCCGCCCGCGCCGTTATCGACGTGCCGCCGGGCGTGCCGAGCGCGGAGGAGTTGGCGGGCGTAATCGAGGGCAATCGAACCCCTGTGGATGCTGGTCGTTCAGTGCTGTCTTACCTCGCGCCGTACCTTGCCGCGCCGGTGGACCCCGCGCAGCCAACTGACGCCCAGGTGGAGGCGCTGGCAGTGCATCTGCGACAAGTCTATGCGGACTACTGCAAGTTAGACGCGAACCAGCTAGATAAAGAGACATTTCGTATCGAGGCCCGCGCGGCCTTCGCGCACATCGCAGCAGCGGAATGGACGCAGAAATACGTGGGCGTCCCGGATGAAGCTGAGTTTTCCGAACCCGCCGACGCACCGAAGCTGGAGCGGCTGGCGGAGATAGCACAGATAGCACAGAAAGCATACAACGCAGAGCATTATGAATGTTGCCACCCGAACGGCGCAGAGTTTCCACATATATCGCGAAAGGAAATTATCCGCTTTTCTTGGCTTGCCGCCATCCGCGCCGTGCTCATGGCGCTGGAGCCGAGGTGCGAGGTTGGAAAAGTAACTTATAGTGGTGGGCACATTCGCTGGCACGTGCGCATGCCGGACGCCGGGCCGGTGGAGGTGAAGGCAGAAGGCAAGTATCTGAAAGTGGTGGCGGACACCAATGATTATGGAGGCATCATTCTCTTGCTGCCACCGCATACCTGCCTCACCTTCACCCCGAACGCCGCAATCACCCTCGCCCACGCGCTGTGGGACAAGGCGCAGGCCGCGAAAGGCGGTGTGTGATGATCTGCTCAGGATGCAAGTTGCCAGCCGGTCATCGTGGCGTAGATGCCAGTACGGGTCTGTGTTGGGACTGTCGAAGCGTAGCAGCGATGTCTGCGCGCGAGTCAGCCTTTCACGGCAAGACCTGTGGCGAGTGCGCGTGGGGCCCGGTCATCCATGATAAATGCAACTGGGCTGCGTGTAGGCGGGTTGTGTCGAAAGACGACTGGATTCCGATATATACCTCATGGCCCGCCTGCCCGGCCTTCGTGCCGAAAGGAGAGAAGTGATGGGATTCGATGTCCGATGCAAGATGTGTGGCCGCGAGCACAGTGCGGCGTCGTGGAACATAAAGTACTGCCATGAGTGCCGTAAGGCTGTGGTGCAGGATCTCCGCGCGCACTACGACGCCGTGTACCTCGCGGCGGTGACGGGGCTGAGTTCATTAGATGGAGAAACCATGCAGAGCGTGTCTGTTGGTGCGCATGGGGTCGCCATTGCCAGCCTGCGCAACCGTAACGCCGCGCTCGCGGAGCGGGACGCGGCGATAGATGAGCTGTTGGGATGATCTTCGACGACATAACAGATCTTAATAGCCGTGCGGCAGACTTGCCCTATGCCACAATTTCGGATGTCATAGATATGATAGACGATCTTGAGTCCCAACTCGCCGCCTGCGCCGCCGGGCCGTGGCGCACGGACGTGGAGAATGCGCCGAAGGGAGTACCTCTACTATGCTGGCAATGGACACCAACAGGCTGCGCGTATAACCTCATCGTACTAACCCGGCTGAAAGATGGGCAATGGACCTGTGGTAATCCTGATTGCTGTGAGCACGATCCTCCTATCGCCTTTGCCGAACTCAACCCCTACCAGGAGCCCACGCCATGACCGACGCAACCCCATACATGCCCGACACGCCAGACCGACTCACGTTCGGCGCACAGCCGCACCCAGAGGGCCACTTTTGCCTCTGGGAACAGCACGTTCACGCGCTCGCCCGTGCCCGCGCGGCTGTGGGCACTGACTGGCGAACAGACCTGCCCGAAGTAGGCCGCCCAGTAATCGCGGAGATCAACATAGACCAGTACCGCACGTTCCGGCTGGAGCCTAATGGGACCTGGTCTCTGATGGCTGGAGATACAGTAGGTAAGCCAAACCGACAGCGCCCGCGTCGCTGGATCTACTACCCAGGCACCGCACCCGCAGACCCTCCGCCGAGCACGCCGACGACGGTGCCGAAGTCGCTACAGTATGGCATCGACAGCCTCAAGCTGCGCTACACCACGGCGCAGATACTTGACGCCCTAGACCGCAGCCCGTTTGATGAACCAGAGACAGGAGCACCGGAAGAATGAGCAACATCATCGAAGAGATGCGAGAAACAGCAGACTTTTTAGAAGATAACTTGACCTACGGGCCGATGTACGAAGGACCGGATGCGGCTCAAAAAATCAGAACCTGGGCCGACCGCCTCGCCGCCGCTACCGTGCTGGTGGCCGTGCCGGACGGGGGCAAGGTGCAGGCATTCCAGATGGACGGGAACGACCTGCTATTCATTACCAATGGTTCACTGCACATAAAGGACATGGATACCATTCTTTCACTTGGACCAGATCGTTTTTACAACCACATCAATGACGAAACCCTTATCCAGCCTGTCCGCCTCGTGCCGCTGGCGGAGGCCACGTTATGACCACCTACACCGACGAACAGATCGAGCGTGCCGCGCGCGCGTACTACAACCTAGAGTATCCGCCGGACCAATACAGGTGCCGGTGGGAGATGGAGGGTGTTGCCTGCCAGAACCGCCGCATAGAAATACTGCGCGCCGCGCTGGCCGCGCTGGAGCCGGAAGCGGACCCGGAGTTGGAGGGGTGGGTAAGGGACTATAAATGCCACTCGAAGGTCATAGGCAAACACCAATTTGAGTGTCGTGAGTGTGAAGAGTGCTACGAACTTAGAACGTTCGGCGCACTCTACTGCGCCACCCGCCCGACGCTCGCGGAGTGCCAGAAACTCGCGCACGCTACGGCGGCGCTATGGAGGGGTGAGGGATGAAATACGGACTTCAGATGTCGTCACTCACTGAGCGCATTCAAGTAGGCCGAGTCAATAAAGCTGGAACTTCGTTTCTGGATTGGGAGGATAAAACCCAAGAATTCTACCGTGCCGCCATTGATATGTGGGGAGGATACGAGCAGACAATAACATGCCGCGAAACCGGAAAGAAATGGCACATAACTATGAAGGAAGTTACCGATGCCCATCACTCTTAAACACGGCAGCATCTTCGACAGCACCGCCCAGGTCCTCGTCTGCCCCGTGAACTGCGTCGGCGTCATGGGCAAGGGGCTAGCGCTGGAGTTTAAGCGGCGATGGCCGGGAATGTTCGAGTGGTACGCGAGCTTATGCCGATCAGTAGGCGTGAGCAAAATAGATCCGGGCGAAACACGCCACTGGTGCGCCCATGAGAGGTACGTTATTTTGGCCGCTACCAAAAAACATTGGCGCGATCCGTCAAAAGTTGAATGGGTGAATTCTTGCCTGTTTGAATTAGCCTCAGAATTTGCCGTCCGCGATATTACATCCATCGCCATCCCACAACTCGGCTGCGGCTGCGGCGGGCTGGACTGGACCGACGTCTGGCCGCTGTACGAGAAGCACTTGGGCGGGCTGGACTGCGACGTGGAGGTGTGGATCTATGAGCATCGCCAATAATATTCGAGAAGAGCGGGAGCGGCAAGGGATGACGCAGAGCGATCTTGCAAAAGCCTGTGGGCTTCAACCTGCCGCTATCAACCATTTCGAGCGTGGAAGGCGTGTGCCATCTGTGAAGAACTTAATCAAAATTGCGCGTGCGCTTTACGTGTCACTCGACGAACTCTGTGAAATTACCCGCCCATGACCTGCCTCGCCGCCTTCCTGCGCCGCCTGTGGCACGCCATCCAGGACAACAACAGGCACCAGCGAACCAACAGACTCAGCCGCGCCGCTGTGCGCAAACCGAAGAGAGGACGATGATATGAACTGGGGATTGAAAGACACGTACTCCGCCATCCTGTGCAACTCCGATGGCGATGAATACCGGCTACAAAGCCACAAAGAGGCGGACTCGCTTCGGCGCAAACTCAACGCCGACTGCGACGCCTACGAGGCGCGCATCGCGGAACTGGAAGGTAAGCTCGCTAACGAAAGATCACGAATAATGGCGGAAGTTCCCGAGCTGGCGCAACAAGCAATGGATATAGAGGACCTCCGCGCCGAACTCGCCAAGGCCAACAGGCGCGACGAAATAGTGTCCGAAGGCCGCGCGGAGGCTGAAAAGCGCGTGAATGTGCTAGAGGTTGAACTCGCCGCCGCCAACGCCGCGCACGCCGATGTCGCGACGGCTTACGAGCAGGTGCTTGCGGACCTTGATCGCAGCGATGAAGAACTCGCCCGCGTGAAGGCTGTCCTGGAAGCCCGCGAGCGTGCCATCACAGAGGCGATCAGGCAGCGGGATAACGCGAGGCACACAGCCGAAGAGAACCGGGTTAAAGCCGCGAACGTCACCGAGGCGCATAATGCCATGGCTCGGTATATGAACATGGACGGCGCGCCGGTTGATATTTCCGCGCTGTGCTCCGAGCTTGATGAAGTAACCAGCGAGCGGGATGACTTGATGGATGAGGCCGCCGACCTCCGCCGCAGGCTGGACGAAGTGCTCGCGCTGCTGGAGCCGGATGAAAAACCCATGAGGGACAAGCTCGCCGATTTCAATGAGTGGTCCGAAGAACTCGAAAAGTGGAGTGTATTAAAGTGCCTCCACACCCGCGCTAAGGCCATCACGGAGGGGAAGACATGAGCGACACGACGGGATGGAAGCGCGAAGATGGCGAATACTTCAAAGTGATAAACGGGCACACCTGTACTATATACAAACGTACCGCTGGATTCTTTCCTGGCGGCTGGGTTGTTTGTGTCGGCAACATACTCGTCACGCCAAAATACACAGAGCCGCGCCGCCTCGCCGACGCCAAGCGGGCCGCGCACCGGCACGCGGAGGAGAAGCCATGAACTGGGACCTAACCATCCGCGACTTCGCGCGCGACGAATACATCACGGATTCATACTCGCTGGACCGCGACGGCGTCTATATCGAAGTCTACAAGCACCGCACGTACGACGGCGCTGTCACCGGCTGGATGCTCGACATTTTCCACGATGATGCGACTATCTGCGCGCACCGCAAGACGCGGAAGGCATGCTTAGAAGCGATACCTAAACTCATGAGGGCGTTTGAATCATGAAACTCTGCAAGCACTGCAACAACCCGTTTCAGCCCGCGTGTGGCCGGCAACGGTATTGTTCCCGCGACTGCGCCGCCGCATCCGCAAACGTCAAAGCACGCGCTCGCCGTCAAGAACGTGGCAGCGGCTGGCGCGAGGAACAGCTAGGCCCGCTATATTTCAAGACACCCAGAGAACTGCGCCAGTATCTCGGCACACCAACGCCCAGTGTAACGCGCCGGGCCGCGAGCCTTGCGGAGGCCGGGGACGCCGTCTATGTGCCGATACGTGACGAAGCACTAACCGGCTCGCACGGCGCGCGCTGCGCCACGTACAGCCGTAGTGTGGGGGTGTCGGAATGAACGCCCTCACCCCGCGCATCATCGACGATCTCAATTTCCTCATCAACCGCGCGCACACCAAGCACGGCGCGCTCGACAACAGCATGGCCGTGCTGGGCGCGCTCACCGAAGAGTACTATGAAGTTATCGAGGCCATCCGGCGCAACGAGTCGTGGCGCGTCCGGCAAGAACTCATGGACACCGCCAACGTCGCGCTGCGCGGCGTGCTGGCTATCGACGCCGCCGAAGCGCAGCGCCGCGCGAACGGAGGCGGGCAGTGATAGATCTGCGACTCGGGGACTGCCTCGATGTTCTGAAGACTTTTCCAAATTCAAGTGTTGACGCCGTAGTAACAGACCCGCCGTATGGCCTCGCGTTCATGGGGAAGAAATGGGATTACGACGTGCCCAGCGTAGAAGTGTGGGCTGAGTGCCTGCGCGTGTTGAAGCCGGGCGGGCACTTGCTGGCCTTCGCTGGCACGCGGACGCAGCACCGCATGGCGTGCCGGATTGAAGACGCGGGCTTCGAGATCCGCGACATGATTATGTGGGTGTATGGTTCTGGCTTCCCGAAGTCGCTAGACGTGTCGAAAGCGATTGACAAGGCGGCGGGAGCGGAGCGGGAAGTGTTACAGGAAGCCACTCTGCCACCCGTCAATTTCAAAAGCGGAACCTTTAATAATCGTGGGCCTAACAGCTTTGGGAATGGTGCACTCACCACTCCAGCCACCCCAGCAGCGCAGCAATGGCAAGGCTGGGGAACCGCGCTGAAGCCCGCCGTGGAGCCGATAACGTTGGCACGCAAGCCGTTTCCCGGCACCGTCGCGACCAACGTACTTCAGCACTGTACCGGCGCGCTGAATATCGACGCGAGCAGGGTTGGAAGTTCTGGAGGTGGAACACAGTGTAATAATCGCGACGAAAATGGAAAATGTCTTGGTCATAAAAACGCAGGCCGAAGTACATCAGGCGAAACTTTTCATGGCCCGAACTCATTATCTAGCCGCTGGCCCGCGAACCTGATACACGACGGCAGCGACGAAGCCACCCAAGGCATGGGCGACGCAGCGCGCTACTTCTACACGCCAAAAGCGAGCAAGCTGGACAGGGACACAGGATGCCACGGGTTAGAGGAAAAAGCGCGCCAAACAATGGGAAACGGTATAGGCGGACAGCCAAATCAAGATCTAGCCAACAATCGCAACCACCACCCGACCGTGAAGCCGACCGACCTTATGGTGTATCTGTGCCGACTCGTGACGCCGCCCGGCGGAACAGTACTGGACCCATTTATGGGTTCAGGCTCAACCGGCAGGGCGTGCCAGATCCTTGACCTTTCATTTATCGGCATTGAGCGCGACCCCGGCTATTTCGAGATCGCTACACACCGTATCAACGCACCAGCACAACAGGAACTCTTTGCATGACCACCGACGCGATTCAGGCGGCCATCCGGTTCGGGTGGCCGCTTATTAAACTGTCCGGCCCGGCAGACAAAGGACCATCACCCGGCAAGCGGCCCATCGCGCGCGACTGGCAAAAACGGCCCGGCATCACCGCCGATGAAGCCCAAGCATGGCTCGACGCCGACGGGAACATCGGCATCCGCACCGGCAACGGCCTGCTCGTAGTAGACTGCGACGGCGATGCGCCACCGGGACTGCCGCCTACCATCACGGCACAAACCGGCGGAGGCGGGGTGCATCTGTACTACCGCGTGCCGCCGGGCACGCCCAAGATGAGAGTAGGCAACACCGCGCGGCATATCCACGCCTCTACCGACACGCGGGGCGAGGGCGGGCAAGTCGTGGCGCCGGGCAGCGTTCACGCTGATACCGGCGCACTCTATGAGTGGATGCCGGGACGCGCCCCAGATGAAATCGAACTGGCCGACCTCCCGCAGTGGGTGATCGACGCCATCAACACGCCGCCCGCCAAACTCAACACCGCCGCGCCACAGCTACCGCTACCTGCAACCACGCCGGGTTCTGGCTACGTAGCCGCCGCCTTGCAACGGGCGGCTGCAACCGTTACCACCGCGCCCGAAGGCGAACGCAACGCCACGCTGAACCGCGAAGCCTACTCCCTCGCACGCCTAACCGAACTCACGGACGGCGAAATCATTAACGCGCTGCTACCCGCCGCCGTGGCCGCTGGCCTGCCGGAACGCGAGTCACATGCTACCCTGAAATCCGGTATTACCGCAGGGCGACAGAAACCGGTGCCGGTGCCACCGCCACGCGCCGGGCGTGACGCGCCGCGCACCGGCACCGCGGGACCACCGCAGATACCGACGGACGTGCCGCCGCGCGGGGCAAGCAACTCAACGGGTGACCCGGACCAGCCGAACTACGTGGTGACGCCGTCGCCCCGCGACCTCGCAGAAAAATTCAATTCAGAAACGCACCCTGGGAGGACCCTCCGCTACTGGCGCGGCGACTGGTACATCTACGACCGCACACACTACCGCGTGCTGGACGTGGAAGCCCTACACCGGCAACTCTCGGAAACCCTGTCACGCTGGCACTACTACAACGACTCGGATAAACTTAAAACAGTCCGCTGCATCCTGAAGGACGGCCTACTACGCGACGTTATGTCACAGCTACGCGGCCTCTGCATGCTACCCGCCCGGCAGGAAGCACCGTTCTGGATGGACGGCACACCGCGCCCCTCCGCCTCGGAATGGATCTCCGTGCGCAACGGCCTGCTACGGCTCGACAGCAGCCGCGAGTTTATCCCGCACACCCCGGCGCTCTTCGTAACCTCAACACTGCCGTTCGCCTATTCGCCGGACGCGGACAGCCCGGAAACGTGGGTGGACTTCCTCACCCGCACGTGGCCGGGTGACAGCGGCGCAGACTGCGCCCTCCTTCTAGGCGAGTGGTTCGGCTATTGCCTGTCACGCGATATGTCACACCACAAAATGCTCTGGATAATAGGACCGCAGCGCTCAGGCAAAGGTGTCATATCGCGCACCCTCGAAGCACTCATGGGGCCGGACAGCACCTGCAACCCCACCCTCGGCAGCCTCGGGGACGCGCGCGGCGGGCAAGTGCTCATAGACATGCGCCTCGCCATAATCGCCGACGCGCGGCTGGGACGGAGGAACGATCAAGCCTCCATCGTGGAACGCCTGCTATCCCTGTCGGGCGGCGATAAACAAACCGTCCGGCGGCTCTATAAGCCGGACTGGACGGGCCACATCCCCCTCAAAATTCAGATGGTATCGAACGAACTGCCGAACCTCACAGACGCCTCGGGCGCGCTTTTGGGCCGCCTGCTCATGCTGCAAACCACCCAATCACACCTCGGGCGCGAGGACCGCTTCCTGGAGTCCAAAATACGGCGGGAACTACCCGGCATCCTTAACTGGGCGCTGGACGGCCTGCAACGGCTCACCACCCAAGGGCGGTTTACTGAACCAGCCGAGTCACGCGCTATCCTTGCCGGGTTCCGCGCAGTGTCGGCACCGATTACCGCGTTTATTGAAGACCGCTGCACGCTCGACCCGCAGGCCACCGTGGCGCGCGACGCGCTCTATGCCGCTTATCTCGAATGGGCCACCGACGAGGGGCTCACACGCCCATACGGAAAGGCAAAATTCGGCCAGCAACTGCGCGCGGCCTGCGCCGAAATTGACGATTACCGGGCCAAAAACTACGGCGCGCGGACGCGGTATTACACCGGGATCAAGCTGGAGTAGCCGGTTATCAGCATGGACCCCCTACTTGGACCCCCGCCGCAACCGCGCGGCGGGTTTCTTATTTTTCGTAGTTCGGTTTTCGGCGTCTGCGCTAACGCCAGTTTTGCTTGGACCCCGAACATGCAGAAAACCCCTATAAATAAAGGCTGTGTCCAAGGGTCCATGTTCGTACAGACCTTTTTCTATAACTTATAAAAAGCGTAATACGCTATATAAGATAGATATAGGGATAGCATGGACAACGTGGACCCTTTTGTTTTTGACAACGTCCACATAGTCCATGTATAATTACCTCAACTAAAGGAGGTTTTTTTTATGCAGTTAGTAACCGAAGAAGAGGCCGCAAACATCTTGGGATTGTCGAAACAAACCCTCGCATCAAGGCGGCGAAAATCGAAAAGCTCAGGAACAATTCAGAATCTTCCATACCTTATCATCGGGGAAAAAAGCATCCGATATGCTATTGAAGATATCGACAAATATTTGGCACAGAATCGAGTTGTTACAAAAATCGACACCTTCGACTTTTTTAAAGAACGATGCACTATCGATTCCGAAGGTATGATTTTGCGCAGCGAACTTTACAAAGCCTACACCGAATGGGCGAAGGACAAAGGTGTCCGGCCTGTAACAATTGCGGTATTTGGTATGGCCATCAGAAACTATTTTCCAGAATTATACGACTACAGAGAAAGCAAAAACGGAGTCCGTAAACGTTATTACACGGGCATCCAATTCCTGGACGCCTAACCGCGCCCTTGCCTCAGCCGCCAGATGTGCTATACTAAGAAGTACAAAACGTGTGAGGTTTCAATCATGAACAACAACCAGAACCCCGGCCACGCTATCACCGCCGTCGGCTGCGGCGTCATGGGCGCAGGCTGCCTGATAACCGTGTTCGGCGCGCTCGCCCTCGTGGCCGCCGCAGCACTGGCCACCGTCTAATGCTCACACCGAAACAGGCCGCGTTCGTCCGCGAGTACCTCAAGGACTCGAACGGGACACAAGCAGCCACGCGGGCGGGTTACTCCCCACGAACAGCGAATGAGCAAGCTTCCCGGTTGTTAGCGAACGTTAACATCATAGATGAGCTATCCAGACTCCGCGCGTCTGTCCAGTCCGCGAGCATCGCGACTTACGAACAGACGTGCGAGCGTATGACGCAAATTATGCTGGGCGGTTCGGATGCGGACTCCATCAAGGCCGCTGATAGGCTCGCCAAGCTCAAAGGCTGGGACGGCGCGACGAAGATCGCTCCCACTACCCCGGACGGCACACAGCCGTACCAGCCCGCTATCTCAGCCGACGAAGCCGTAGCCACCTACATGGAGGCTATACAGCGTGCTGTTTCTACTCGTGGCTAGCCTTGCCTCGACATTCGCGACGTTCGGACACACCGTCCTGAGCAACCGCTACATCCCGCACTTGCCGACCACGAAGCAGGCTGAATTCCTCGCGCACATTGATGAGGCCGAACTACTCTACGGCGGTGCGGCGGGCGGCGGCAAATCCGACGCTATGATTATGGCCGCGCTCCAGTTCGTCCATGTGCCGGACTACCGCGCCCTGCTGTTACGCCGGACGTTCCCCGACCTCGCGATGCCGGGCGCCATCATGGACCGTGCAAAGCAGTGGCTCATGGGGACCGATGCCCGATGGGTGGCTTCGGAAAAGTCGTTCGTATTCCCCAGCGGCGCTAGCCTCACGTTCGGCTACCTCGATAGCGACAACGACAAATACCGCTATCAGGGTTCAGAATTCCAGTTCGTAGGCTTCGACGAACTTACGCAGTTCACCGAACAGCAATATACCTACCTCTTCAGCCGCCTGCGGCGCTTGGTGGCCGCTACGGTGCCGGTGCGGATGCGGGCCGCGACGAATCCCGGCGGCATCGGGCACGCTTGGGTGCATCGCAGGTTTATCGACCCCGCGACCGCGACGGCGGCATTCATTTCGGCCCGGCTTGAAGACAATCCGCACATCGGGCAGGCGGAATATGAGGAAGCGCTATCTAAGCTCGACCCCGCAACACGGAAACAGCTACGCGAGGGACTCTGGCAGGTTGATGACCCTGGCGCGCTCTGGCGGCGCGAGTGGATAGATAGGAACCGCGTTCTACGTGTGCCGGAAGGCGTCGAAATCGTGCGGATGCACGTAGCGCTCGACCCCTCAGCCACGCCCGGCGGCGATGAGGCGGGAATCGTGACGGGCGGCAAGGGAAGCAACGGACTTATGTACGTGATTGCCGATGACACGCTACAGGGAAGCCCAGACGCGTGGGGTCGCGCGACCGTGCGGGCGTATCACCGGCACAAGGCGGACAAAATTATTTATGAGGCCAATCAAGGCGGCGAAATGGTGCGGCACGTCTTGCGCACGGTTGATGCTAACGTGCCTATGCAAAAAGTATGGGCTTCGCGGGGCAAGGTGCCGCGCGCGCAACCCATCGCCGCGTTGACGGAACAGAACAAAATCAAGTTCGTCGGTGAGTTTGTAAAACTTGAAGACGAACTATGCGGCTGGACGCCGGAGCGCGGCGAATCGCCGAACCGGCTTGACGCGTTCGTATGGCTTGGCGCGTCGCTACTACGGCGCGGAAACAAAGAGGCGACGGCTTCATGATAGAAAACGACCTGAAACTGTGCTACGACGCGATGGCCGCGAAGCAGATAGCGCACTCGCTGCGCTGGCGCTATTACGACGGGCAGCACCCGATTGCGTTTATCAACCCGAAGATGAATCAGGTTGTGCCGAACGGCGTTGTGTTTAAGAAGAACTGGTGCCAGGTTATCGTTGACGCCAGCCGAAACCGACTCAAGGTGCAGGCGTGGAACGCGGACGATGACGCGACTATCGAAACGATGGAAGATATATGGAAGCGCGTATTGCACCGGGCGGCCAACGACCTGCACACCGCCGCGCTATCCACGGGCGAATCGTACCTTGTCGCGTGGCAGGGGCCGACAGGGAAGCCCGTCGCGTACTACCACGACCCGCGACAGGCGCACGTCATCTACGAAGATGAATATCCCGACGTGCCGCGCGTGGCCTGTAAGCGCTGGGTGTCGAATAAAACCTACTACCTGAACCTGTACTACCCCGGCACCATCGAACATTACGAATCGAAAAACGAGCCGATGAACGCGAGCGCGTACACGCTGCAATCGTCTGAGCTAAACCCCTACGGCGTGATTCCGGTATTTCATTTCCGCACGGGCCGCCGCGTCTGTACCGGCGAACTCACAGCGGGCGTTTTGTCCCTGCAAGACGCGATGAATAAGCTGCTCAACGATATGATGGTATCGTCCGAATTCACCAGTTTCCCGCAGCGCTGGGGCATCGGCCATTGGGACGAACAGGCAGGCGGGCTACCCGTGGGGCCGGGTACGTTGTTGAAGATTCCCGCAGCGGAAGCGGGCGATCAGCCTAGCGGTGTGGGCGCGTTCCCCGTTGGTGACCCCGGCAATTATCTGGAGCCGATAGATTCCATGGCGGACGCGATGGCGGTGTTGAGCGCAACGCCCAAGCACTACTTCACCGGGCAAGGTGCGAACGCGAGCGGCGAAGCGTTGCAGGCGATGGAGGCGCCGCTGATCGCGAAGATCGAACTATACCAAGGTATATTGGGCGAAGAGTGGCAGCGGGCCATGGCGTTTTGCCTCATGATTCAGGGCCAGACGGTGGACCCGGAAGACATTGAGTGTATTTGGCAGGAACCGCACACCGTACAGCCACAGAGCCAAGCTACCACGCGCCTCACCAACACGCAGGCCGGTATCCCGATCTTGAATATCCTCCGCGATGAAGGCTGGACGGAAGACCAACTAAACCAGCTTATGGAAGACGCGCGCGCGATGATGGCTGTTGCACCGAAGCCGACAGCCGGACAGGCACAGCCCGCGACGCCGGGGCCGCAGGGTAGCGTAGACGAACAAGCGGCGGTACAACGGGCGACGGTGGAACGGCAAAGCAACGCGATACAGGCCGCGCTATTGACCGCGCTTGAGGCGGCCAACGTCGAACTCGTCAACCGGCTCGTTGCCAGCGGTGCGCTGGACCGGATGCGGGCCAGCGTGACATGAATGCGCCGCTGACAGAGGAACAGCTACTGGAGCTCATGGTTGAACAAGGCCTGCCGAGTCGCGAGGCGGCTGAACTCGCGGCTTACCTGTTTGCTGAATCCGAGGTGGTACGGCGTGCGCTGGTTGAAACGTATTATGATACGTTGGTGGCTCAGTTTCGCGGCGAAGTGAGTCAAGAAATTCTCGACAACGCGCGCGCGCTTGCGGAGACGGCGGCGACATCGTTACAAAATTCGTTTATCGAGTCCGAACTGAAAAACATCGGCGAGACCATCGCGCAGGGACTGAAGGACGGCAAGCACCCAACGGCTATCGCGCGCGACCTGAAGGCCGTGAACAACCTCGACAGCGTGCGCGCGAAACAGTTACAGAAATTCATAGACAGCGACCCGCCACCGTCGCAGGCCGAAATAGACAAGCTACGCGAGCAACTACTGAAGGAGCGGCGCGAAGTAATCGCGCGCACGGAGACGGCGAAAGCCGTTAGCCAAGGCGATGCCGAGGCGGCAAAAGCGGCGGGCGCGAAGTGGAAGATCTGGCAGACGACCGGCGACAACCGCGTAAGCGATGAGTGTCAGGCCAACGAGGCGCAGGGACCGATACCAGTAAAGCAGTCGTTTACCAGCGGTGCCAGCGAGCCGCCTCAGCATCCGCGCTGCCGGTGTAGCGTGTCGTATATCTACCACGAAGAAGTACTGGCCGGTGCGCGGGAACGCGCGGAGAAACGTGCTGCGGCCACGGCTGCGGCGAAGGAACTAACGGAGGCTATCGACGGATGAAGTGCCCAGAGTGCGGAAACGAACACACGCGCGTAACGAATACGGTTCACGAACCGGACGGCGAAACCACGCGCCGGTACAGGCAGTGCAAGAAATGCGCTGCTAAGTTTGCCTCCTACGAATCATACGAGCGCGCGGACTGCGAAGCGCCGTTCGAGAATGCGGACCTCCGCCAGACGGTAGGCAAGGCTATTGGGTGGCTCCAGCCTCCGGCGCGGCACATCCCCGTCGTTAGGGATGCAATGAAGCTACTCGAAAAAGCTATATCTAGCAATTTGCACGCGTAAAACTCCAGATATAGCAAGCTACCAAAAACCGCTATAGAATCTCCGTAGGCTACACCGCTCGGCACGACGCCGGGGTTAATGCCTACGGAGATTTTTCTTTTATGGCAGACGAACAGGACAAGGGCGAAACGAACGCCGAAGCAACGGATAAATCCGGGGCGGACGCGGGCGCGACCCCAAAGACTTTCACCGAAGCCGACCTGCAACGCGAGGCCGACCGCCGCGTGAGCGCCGCGCAGAAAGCGTGGAAGGCCGATCTTGACGCGGCTATCGCGGACAAAACCAAGGACGCCGAAACGAAGCTGGCCGACGCGGCAACGCGTGCGGCTGAGGCTGAGCGCAAAGCCGATTTCTTGGAGCAAGCCAGCACCGCCGGTATCCGCAACGCGCGGGCTGCATACCTTGTCGCCACGGGCGGCGGGTACATCGACAACAAGGGCCGGTTGGATATCGACAAGTTTCGCAAGGAAAACCCTGAATTTTTCGGCACTACGGCCACCGCCAATGCTGGCGCTGGCGCGGGGGCCGCAAACACGACCGGCGACATGAATGCGTTTATCCGCGCCGCCGCCGGTAGAGGATAACTAGCATGGCATATAATAACGTGATTTCGCGCAGCGATGCGCAAGCCCTCATCCCCGAGGATGCGGCGAAGACGGTCATTGAGACAACGCCGGAAATGTCCGCTGTCATGCGGCTCGCCCAGCGCTTGCCGAACATGAGCACGAAGCAGACGCGGCTCCCCATCGTTTCCGCGCTGCCGACCGCTTATTTCCTGAGCGGTGACATCGCGCAGAAACAGACCACCGAAGTCAATTGGTCGAACAAGTACATCGATGCCGAGGAACTGGCCGTTATCGTGCCGATTCCCGAGGCAGTGCTTGACGATACGTCGTTTGACGTGTGGGGCATGGTAAAGCCGTTGCTTTCCGAGGCGTTCGGTAAGGCCATCGACGCGGCGGTGCTGTACGGCACCAACATTCCGACAAGTTGGACTACCAACCTCGGTGCGGCTGGGCTCGTTGCCGGTACCACGGCGGCCAGCCAGAACCTTTCGCTTGCCAACTATTCCGACATGTACGAAGCCCTCCTGGGCGAGACCACCGGCGGCACCGCAGGCGTGTTGATGGCGCTCGAAGCCGACGGCTTCATCGCTAGCGGCCACATTGCGCACACTTCGATGCGTGGCAAGCTGCGCAACACGCGCACTGCGGACGGTCAGCCGATTTTTCATCCCGGCCAGCAGGTAGGCAACTCGTTTGCGACCGGCACGCTTGACGGTGCGCCGATTCTGTACCCGCTGAATGGTAGCATCGTTGCGGCTTCTAGCCTGCTTATCGCGGGCATGTGGCGGCACCTCGTTTACGCGATGCGCCAGGACATGACATACAAGGTCTTGGATCAGGCCGTGATTCAGGACGGAAGCGGCAACATCATTTACAACCTCGCGCAGCAGGACATGGTTGCGTTGCGCGCCGTGATGCGCCTCGGCTTCGCGCTTCCGAATCCGATTAACCGCATGAACGAGACCGAAGCGACTCGGTTCCCGTTTGCCACGCTTGTAGCGTAAGGGGGCGACTATGAGTCTGTACCCTTTCAATACGAACGTAGCACGCCGGGCCAGCACCGACCTGCAAGGCACGTTTAACACGTTGCTTTCTCCGGTGCGCGCCTCACTCGGTTCGCCCGTTGTAGCCGATGTTGACCGGCTGCTTACCGCGACGGCAACCAGCGATAGCGTGGTTACTACGGTTACCACGTTCCTCGCGCAGCCCGACGTGCCGCGCAGTATCAGCGCGACGCCGGGCGGTACTACGGGCGACGTACCGGCAGGCGATATCACGGTGACCGGCACCGATATTGCCGACGCGGTGATTACCGACGTGATTACGTTTGCCGTGAACGCCAGCACGATTCAGAGCACCGCAAAAGCGTTCAAGACCGTGACCAGTATCGTATTTCCGGTGCAGGACGGCGCGAACGCAACCTACACCGTGGGCGTATCCGACAAGCTCGGATTGCCGGACAAGCTGCCTGTGAATAGCGTTGTTGCTGCGTACCGGACTGGTGTACGTGAAGGCACCGCACCGACGGTGACCGTATCGAGCACGGTACTGTCACTGAATACCGTTGACCTCAATTCGGCCATGGACGGCACCGCCGTCATGGTTGATTACCTCATCTAAGGAGCGCCGTAACATGGCATCTGCAATTTCCACCGAAGGTAACAAGGGCCTTGTTATCGACCTTGAAGGCGTTGCCGCCACGACTGGCGGCGCGATCTTTTCCATGGCGAATCCCGAAGGCGTGCCGCTGATCATCCTGCGCACGACCCTGTACGTATCCGCGAACAGCACCGACGCGGCAAACCTCAGCGCTGGTATAGCGGCGGATGCTACCACGGCGGGCACTGACATCATCAACGCGCTTGCGATGGCAGCGGCTGCCGGCAAAATGTACAACGGCGCGACCATCCAAGGCACCACGAAAACCGAGATTACTGTTCCGGCGCTCTGGACCACGGACAAGTTTCTGAATGTCAACGGCTCCGCCTCGACCGTCGGACTGCGCGCGCGCCTGTTTGTCGAATACGCGCGCGCCGCTTAATCTACGCGATGACTGGGCCGCTGCTACGGTGGCGGCCCGGTTGACCACAGGGAAACGTGAATGTCCGCAACGGCAGAACAGATCGCCCAGATGCGCAGGCTTATAGCTGAGCCGACCGACGCGACGTATACCGACGCGATGATCGTACAGGCTATCGAAGCGCGCCCTGTGCGCGATGCCGCCGGGCAAGACCCGCTTGTCTGGAGCTACCTCACGACACCAGCCACGCAGATTGCGAATACCTACTGGACACCAACCTATTCGTTGTATGCGGCGGCGGCTGATATCTGGGATGAGAAGGCGGCGGCTGTCGCGTGTGATTTCGATTTCAGCGCGGACGGCGCGAGCTACGACCGGGCCAAAGTTTTCGAGCAATACACAAAAATGGCGAAACGGTTCCGTGGCCGTGCTGGTTTCGGTTCGGCGCGTCTTGTATCGAGCCAGCGCGAGATTGATAACTATGGCCGCATCGTTGAAGTAGAACAGGACCTGCCGCGATACACGCCGCCGCTTGAACCGGTGGACGTATGAACGCGATAGATTTTGACTACATGCGCGAGACCGCGGCACTCACGTTTTTCGATACGTGCCGCTTGGGCGCGGTGCCTGAATTTGAATATGGAAGCTTGGACAGCGTGCCGGAAGACCCGCTATACAGCGACGGCCAGCCCTGCGGCTTCGAGCCGGGCAGGCGCGGCGAAGTCGAAGACGGATCACAGGCGCCGATTTACGATGCCATTCTGCGGCTGCCGGTAACGGCAAGCGTGGCGAGTATTGACCGCGTAGAACTCACGCACCGACACGGCACGGCGCTTGCATCTCCGCAGATCTATGCGGTTGTCGGCGCGCCCGAGCTCGGTCCGAGTGCGAATGTTTTAACCCTGAAGCTCATCACCGGAGAATCCATAAAATGAGTCTTACCAGCCCGACAATCAAGATCGGTATTACCGCGACCGAAGTACTGGCGGATGACACGCTATCCGCCAGCGCAAAATCGGTACAGCACACGCAGTTTGACGAAACTATCACGCCCTCGCCCGCGACGATTTTTAGCGGTGACGTTTACGCGCTGACAGCGGGCGCGGCCACTATCGATTTGCGCGCGCTCTACACTGTGGGTGGCGCGGTAGGCGACGGCAACGGCCTGAAGGTTCAGGGTTTCTATTTCAAAAACCTTGGTGCGAACGCGATGACGATTACACAGGGCGCGTCGAATCCGTACCTGATTTTCGGCACGTCCGGCAGCGTGGTTGTACAGCCCGGCGGTTCGCTGGCAATTTTCCACAACGACGCCAGCGCGGATATCTCCGGCACCGTGAAGACTATTGATATCGCTGGCACATCTTCGCAGACCTTCGAAGCGGGCTTTATCCTTGGCTAAGTCGCGCGTCGATATTCGTCCGAATCCACGGCTCAAGCAAATACTTGAGCAGGTGACGCACGACGATGTGTTGATGTTCGGCAACCTCGCTATTGAGGCATCGCGCGAGCAAGGCGTGACGCCCAGGGCCACCGGCAACCTTGCGCGTAACCACATTATGGTTAGCGACCGCCCGCGCTCGTTGCTGTTGAAGTCGCGGACGGGCTACGGTGCGTATGTCCATTTCGGTACTAAGCGCATGGTAGCGCGGCCGTTTTTTGCGTGGGCTTGTGAAATGGCGCGAGTCCAGTTTGAACGCATCTTGAACGCGCGCAAGGATTACAAACTGTGATTGATAAACTGCAAATCATACAGCAGTTTCTGCTTGCAGCGAGCACGTTCCGCACCGCACTGGGTGGCGATTACGTGGTGATTAACCGCGTGCCCGCCGGATTTAAGAACACGCACCCACTTGTTGTTGTGACGCCAGAGACGGGCACCGCGCACGTGTCCGGCGATGAACACCGTGACATCGTAATGGCGCGCTGCTACGGCGGCACGAAAAATGACAGCGATGCGCGGGCGATTTTTCGAGCGTTGTATGACAGGTTTTTTTTGCCGGGACAGACTGCGCTTGCGGCGGGGAATATCCGGCAGGTGTTTTACTTGAATGATACTGTAGGCCCGGATGACCCGGACCACGGATGGCCGACGCACATTGGCCGCTTCCAAATAATCATGGAGTCCTGACTATGTCCACAAACTTTATCTGGCGCATTCTCGTTGCACCCGCTGCGGAAACCGCCGCACCGACCGCGCCCGCGCTCGGCAGCAATATTGCGAGTATTTCCGGGTACACCGCAATCGGTAGCACGGCGCGCGGCGATGACGCAAACCTTGACGAAGAGAGCGTTGATATTTCGTTTTTCGATGAAGATGGCGAAATCATGGCTCCGGTATCGTTGACCCGCGAAGACATCGTACCGATGCAGAACGGCGTTGACTCGTTCGGCTTCACCTGCTACGACGCCACGCAGGCGGTGCTTGCGCTGGCGTCCGATATCGACACCAGCGGTGCGAACTCATCCAAGACGCTCATCACGGTACACCGTACCGTGGTGATTGAAGTCAACGGGCTGTTGTTCGATTACTTCCCTAACGTCAAGCTCGGCATCGTGAATCTGCCTGCCGGTATCGCAGCGGACGGCGCGAGTAAGATTGAATTCGTCGGCAAGGTTTGCGCGGGTGCGACGATTCCCGGCGGCTGGCGGCGGACGAACTACGCATGAGATCTGAGACCGACCGACTACAGAACACGCCGTTCCTCGTATTCACCGTGGAGGTGGATGGCCGCGACAAGCCGTTCAAGGCGCAAGCGCTCAGCATGGCCGATGCCGCGAAGTGGTGCCCGCTTGCCGCAGAGTTCAACGCGCGCATGCAGACGCCCGGCAGTTATGACGGACTGGCAGAGGCGGGCATTGACGTGCTGAAAGCGTACCCCAGGATAGAGCAGCGCGAGCGCGTAAACTGGGACGGCTTGACGTTTGAACAGGTAGTGCATGCGGTGAATGCGCTGTATGAGATCAATGACCCTTTTCAACAAGCCCAAAGCATTCAGATGGCGAAGCTCGCGGCGATGGGCGAACGAATGAGCGACCTCAGAAAGGCCGGACTGGACCTTTCCAAGTTTATGCCGTCGCAGACCGCCTCGGAATAGCCGCACCGGTACTGCTTCGCGATTTTACTTGGGAACAGTATTGGGATAACGCAGAATACCTGAACGAAAAGGCGCTAGCGGAGAAGGCCGCCGCTGAGAAACCGCAACCCCGAAAGCGAGGTAAAACGAAGACTATGAAATACCTCGACACGATAAAGGGGGTGCGTGATGGGAGCAGTTGAAGGTGGAGACGTAATCTGGCGGATCATGGCGGACATGCGCGACGTGAACGCCGGAATGGTGAAGGCGCAAAACGAATTTCAGAAATCGTTCGGCGCTATCAGCCAGAGCGTGGGACAGGCCACGACACGGATCGGTTATGCGGTAACAGCGGCGGGCGCGGCGGTGACCGGTGCGTTCACGCTGGCGGCGAAAGCTGCAATCGATTGGGAATCCGCGTTTATCGGCGTGCGCAAGACTGTTGACGCGACGGAGGAACAGTTCCAAGAACTGTCGCGCGGCATCCGTGATCTGGCGCTTGAAATTCCCGTGGCTGCGACGGAGCTTGCGAAGTTTGCCGAGATCGGCGGCCAGATGGGCGTGCCTCGCGAGCAGTTGTTGGCGTTCACGAAAGTGATCGCGATACTTGGGGAAACAACGAATATCGCAGGCGAACAGGGCGCGGCCATGCTGGCGCAGTTCGCCAACGTCGCACAGGTGCCGCAGTCTCAGTATTCGAATCTTGCGGCGGCTATCGTTGACCTTGGCAACGCGGGAACATCTACGGAAGCCGAGATCCTTGCGATGGGACAGCGCATGGCGGCGGCTGGTAGTATTGCAGGGCTGAGCGCGGGCGATATCCTGGGGCTTGCGAATTCGCTTGTAGGTGTCGGTATCGAAGCGGAGGCGGGCGGAACCGCGCTTTCTAAAGTTTTCATCGATATGAAAAACGCGGTGATGAGCGGCGGGAAGCAACTCGAAAACCTTGCCGCCGTCGCGGGCATGAGCGCCCAGCAGTTTGCCGCTGCGTTCAACGCGGACCCGGCGCAGGCCATAGTTGCGTTTATTCAGGGACTGGACAATATCAACACGGCGGGCGGCAACGTATTTACTACGTTGGATGAACTTGGCTACACTGAAATACGCTTGCGCAATGCGCTGCTTTCCAGCGCGCAGGCTGCTGACACGATGGCCGCCAGTGTGCGGCTCGGAAACTCCGCATTCAAGGAAAATAACGCACACAACGTAGAGGCCGAAAAACGTTTCGCATCCACAGCCAGCCAGTTGCAGCTTTTGAAAAACGAGTTTATGGAAATTGCCATGCTCGTTGGCGAGGCGCTTATACCGGTTTTGCGCGGCATGCTCGAAGCCGTGCGACCCGTGCTTATGTCCGTTATCGAATGGATTCGCGCGAACCCCGAACTAACCGCCGGAATCGCGAAAGTCGCGGCGGCCATCGGCGCGATGATGTTGGTGATGGGACCGGTGATCGTGGTAATAGGCACGCTTATCGGCGGGCTCGGCGGCATCGTCACGGCGATTGCCGCTGTGGGCGCGGCACCGTTCGCGGCCATTATGGCTGCGATTGCCGCCGCAGTTGGGCTTGTAATTACAACCGTGATTGCGCTTGTCTACTACTGGGACGAAGCCAAAGCTATTCTCACGGCAACATTCAACGCTATTAGTTCGGCGTTCTGGTTTGTGTTCGGACCGATTATCGAGCAAATAAAATGGCTTGCCAGCACGGGCCTCGGCATACTCCAGTCCGCCGCCGGATTCTTCGGCTACGGCGGCGGTGCCGCGCCCGCAGCACTCGCGACCGGCGGCACGATACAGCAGGCGGGTTGGGCGCTTGTAGGCGAGCGCGGCCCGGAACTCGTACAGATGCCGCAGGGCGCGACGGTCTACGACGCGCAGCAGACGCAGGCTGCGTTACAGGGTGCTAACGTGTCGATTAACGTCAATATCGACGGCACCTACGACCTGCAAGACCCGTCCATGATTCGGCAACTCGGCCAGATGATCGCGCGCGAAACACAGTTCGGCCTACGCAGCGCGGGAGTCCTGATATGAGCGCGAGCGGCCACAGCTTCACCTACAGGGACGTGGATTTCGGCGGCGAGAATTATGGCGTCTATGTGGTTGGTAAAACCTATCCGCAGATGCCGCGCCCGCGCGTCAATATCGACGAATTCGCGCAGGGCGACGGCGGCGTAATGCAGGGTAGCACGTTCGGCCACCGCAGGATTGCGCTTGAATGCAAACTCGTTGCCAGCACGTTGGAGAATCGCGCGATACAGATAGACAACGTGGTGACTGCGTTGGTTCTATCGCAGACGAACGGCGCGGCGGACCTCGCTATCGACCTGTTCCCCGGCAAACTGTTCACGGGCGCGCGGCTGGTGTCTGATATCACGGTGAACCTGAGCGCGCGGATGGAGACGTTTACCCTTGAATTTGTCTGCGACCCGTGGCCGTCTGCGGTGGAAGTTACAGAGGGCAGCGGGAACAATAGCGGGACGGGAACCACGACGTTATGACGCCCGGCGGAACACAGATAACGGATTGGGTGCTTACCGTGAAGAACGGCGCGGCATCCTGCGCTAGCGTGCAGGTGTATAACCCTGCGACCGGCGAAACCGTGCTATGGGCGAACACGCTGGCGGCGGACGCGTGGCTGCGATTTACGAGTGCAACACAGCGTTGCGATCTGAGTGTTGACTCGGGTGTAAATTGGACTAAACGAAACGACAACGTAACCGGCGTTATTTGCCAGCTACAGGGCGGCGTCGAAAACGCCGTTGTGTTGACCGGGCCAACAACCGGGACGCACGAATACGAATTTACCGCGAAGGGTTAGACGATGGCGCTCCGCCCGATACATATTGTTGCCGACCGCTGGTTCGCCCAGCTTAACGCGAGCGTTTTGAGTGGCGCGACCTCGTGGGTATTGCAGGCGAGCGGGGCGGACGGGCTTCCGGTGCCTACGGCGCGGGAGGCGGTGATCGTCCACTGTGACGCGGAGAAGGTACTGGTTACCGATATCGACGTGGATACGCCCAGCGCGGGGCTCGACACGCTAACGGTTGTGCGTGGATATGGCGGCACGACGCCCGCGAGCCACGCGGCGGACGCCTATGTAGGGCACTTCTATTACGAGGAACACCACAACACCGTTAGCCGGGAGAATGCGCGGCTCCGGGCGTTTCTCCGCGCGTGGATAGGCCGTGACGGGGTGGTGCAGGATGGCGGGCTCCAGGTGGTTGCGACAGGGACGCCGGACCTCAATGTGAACATCACGGCGGGCTTCGCGCTGGTGGCTGGCGATGTGGTTGAACTTGAGGCGGCGGCGGCGATTGCTGTGGCGGCGCCGGTGGGGAATCCGCGGATTGACACGGTGCAACTCACGCAGGCGGGCGAGGCGGAGATCAAGACCGGTACCCCGGCAGGCAGCCCGACCGCGCCTGCCGTTGACGCCGATGCGCTGCTGCTTGCGACGGTGTATTGTCGCGTGGGTATGACCAGCGTTAAAGACACGGATGACGCGACGAACGGGTACATCACTATAGCGGATAATTACCTATGAGCGCGTTCGTGGGCGATTTTATGATCGGGGTGCAGGAGCTCTGGCCGGCAAACGCTGTCAGCGCCTCTGATTTCTTCGATCGCCCCACGTGGGAGCGGCCTACGGACGACAACCCCGACGATGGCAGCCTTGGCGGTGGCCCGGATGATTTTAGCGGCGAGGGTAGCGGCGGCTTCGGCGGCGGGAGCCATGGCGGCTATGGCGGCGGTAGTTCTGGCGGCTTCGGCGGCGGTGTAGGCGGCGGCGGCTTCTATTGGTGGGACTATGGCGGCGGTGGCGCAGGCGATGGCGGCACGCTTGTAATCGTGAATGCGGACGGGACCGTGACGCGGATCGAGATTGCGGCGAACCGTCGGAAGTTTTACCGCATCGAAGTCTACGACGAAGACGGCGACCGGCTGAGCGAAATTACCGAATGGACATCGGGCAAACTCAAGCGCGTGTTAGACACCGCTAGCACGCTTGAATTCACCGTGCCCGCGAGTGCGGCGGGCGTTGCGGACCTCGTAAGACCGAATACCGTGTGGCTCCGCGATAGGTGGGGTTTTGTGGTTGACACGTTTCAGATCCAGCGTCGGAAGCCGCGCGGCGCGGGCGATGCATCGTATTTGGATTTCGTTTGCCAAGGCAAAATCACGCAGCTCGCGGGTGAGGTCGTGCTAGAATATAACGGTGCAGACATCCCGGTAATAGACCATGTGGCAGCGTTGCTTGACTTGCAGGTAAAAACGGACGTGATTACACTCGGCACGATAGACAGCGAGATCGCGGATATCGCGTTGCCGTTTTACGCTTACGATACGAACATCCACGCGGCGCTGTTGCAGTTGCAGCTTGCGCTCCCGCAGGCGCAGCGCGGGCGGATGTACCTTGACCCGCAGGGCCGTCTACAGTGGCGCATGGCACCGGGCGACGCGACAGAACAGGTTATCACGCGCGCGCTGAATATCCGCAGCATTGAGGCTGAAACTGACTACGACGCGATAGTTAACCGGCTGTACATGTACGGCGACGGGCAAGACCGCGCGGACCGGTTGAACCTCGTTGACGCAGGCGAGGCGCAACAGTATCTCGAAGACGCGGCTAGCGTGGCAACGTGGGGCCTGCACCCGTTTATAAAGGTTGATAGGCGGATACGATATCCCGAAACGCTTGTACGCGTGGCGGAACGAATACTTGAGGAATTCAGCGAGCCGCCTACTACGGTGCGCGTTGATTTGCTGGACATCGCGAAGGCCGATGACGCGCCGGTAGGCTTCGCGGATATCCATATCGGCGGACGTTACCGGGTGGTTGATACCGACCTCGGGCTTGATTCGAGTATTGAGATCGTCGCTATCGAGTCAGACCTCGCGCGGCCTGTGCCGATTCGTGTTGACCTTGCGAACCAGACGCGGACGCTGAGCGATTTTATTTCGGATATTGTAGACGCGCTCCAGCAGCCGCTGGACGTTGACGGCGACCGCTACCCGACGATGGGCCGGAACTACAGTGAGCGCGATGCGCGCGACCCGCGTGCGGGTGATGTACGCTGGAACGATGGCAGCGGCGGCGGTGATCCGCGCGGGCAAATGCACGATGGCGACGATTGGCAGGATGTAGGTGATGGTGATGAACTGCATTATGTGGCGAGTACGAAAGCCGGACTCACTGCCGCGAGCGGTGTTGACGTGCGTAGCCTTGGGCGCGTAGATGGGGGCGGCGCGGACAACGGCATGGTAGCGGTTCCTAATCCGGCGAAAACCGGATGGGACGCGCTGAATTTCTGGGAATAGAAAATGGCTTGGACAATACCGACATATGCAGGCACCTACATGGGCGGTTCGCCCAGTAACGCGCGCATTGCGATGTTTGAGCTTTGCCGCGCCGTGAATGAGCGGCAAGGCGCTGTCGGTATTACAAAAACGCAATTCTACAAAGCGGACGGTACGCTTGCGGCGGACTTGTTGAGTGCGGACCTTGCCGGAATTCGCGCGACCGGTGCGAATAGCTATGCGTTTCTGAATTTGAAGAAAATTCGGGACGCGATATTGGCGATGGTGGCATCTGGAAAATTTACGGAGTCAAGCGGTGTTGCAACCCTATGGACGAAGGCAAATTTAGAAACGGCTATCGGCGCGGACCTCGACGCGGACCCGATACGCCCACAGGAAGAACGTTACTGGCAGGCGATGCAAGACGCGCTAGACCGGCTGATATACGCACTGGCGAGTGTGACCCTTGATCATACTAGCGTTACGGGTACTTCTAGTGGAACATTACCCGCTACGTATTTCACTGAACAAGACGCATGGGACGCGCGCGGAGATAATCCAGCGGGAACACCAACATTTACGGCGTTTGGCGGTCTATGGCTGATGGTGCGCAGTAGTGATATGACACCGTCATATGATGCAGGCATACAAACCGGCGTTTACGGTATTTTGTTTCCGTCTACTGGATTTTTAGGTACATCTGTAGGTGTCGGTTATCGAATGCAGGAACTTAATGAATCCGATATAGATGTTGCATACAGTATCGGAAGCGCTTCATTTTCAATGCCCGCCGCGCATTCAGCAACAGATATATGGCGTGAATCAAGCGGTGCTGATACTCCGGCGGCTGGCGGTGGTAGTATTGATTGCGAGATTACTACCACTGAACCTAGCACTGTGCCATTTTCTTTTTCATCCCCTGGAACAAAACGGGCACGTATGCTGTATTTACTTGCCCGCATCTATATCGATCTCGCCTCCGTCCTAACGGATCAAGCATAGGAGTTTTTTATGAACCGTTCCACCCCATTCAACCCGCGCGCGGGCATCGGGCTAGCCATACTCCTAACGGTGGCGCTGGCGGCCTATGCGCAGCAGCGGTTTAACGGCATCAAGATCGGGCCAAACCCGAGCACTACAACGGTGGAGATCACCGGCCTCGGCGACGTGGTATTCACGGAGAAGGCTGACCACAGCAGCACGCCCGCTGCGGGCTTCGGGTATCTCTGGGTGGATAACACGACGCCCAACGTGCTGGTATTCACGGACGATGCAGGAACGGATACTGTACTTGGCAGCGGCGGCAGCTTCACCAGCTCGACAATCACCAGCCTGTCACAGGTGACGCCTGTGGCGGGCGATTTTATTATCGGCACCGATGACAGCGACGGGGACGCGCTGAAAAAATTCGACATCGACGATATCCTTGGCGCGGGCGGCGGCATCACCGATGGCGCAACGCTTACCTCCGGCCTCACGTTTCCTGTTGCCGGGTTGCATATCCTCGACACCAACGCGAGCCACGACCTGATTATTTCGCCCGGTTCCGACCTCGCGGCGGATCGGACGCTGACTATTACGACCGGCGATAGCAACCGCACACTGACCCTGAGCGGCAACGCGGATATTACCGGCACGAACTCGGGAGATGTGTCGCTGGCGGGCACGCCGGACTATATCACGATATCAGGCCAGACCATCACGCGCGGCTCTATCGACCTCGCGGCGGACGTGACGGGCAACCTGCCCGTGGCGAACCTGAACAGCGGCACGTCCGCGAGCGCATCCACGTTCTGGCGCGGCGACGGCACCTGGGCGACGCCCTCCGGCTCGGGCGATGTGTCGAAAGTCGGCACCCCGGCGGACGGGCAGATCGGCGTCTGGACCGGCGACGGTACTATCGAAGGCGACTCCGCTCTCACGTTCGACACCACGGACGATACCTTGGTGATAGCGGCCTCGGGCAAGCTCGCGTTCGGCGCGGTGGATATTTTCACCGACAGCGCGGGCACGCTCACGCTTAACGATGTTGACGCTCTCGACACCGAAACCGAAGCCACCATCGAGGCGGCGATTGATACGCTCGCCAACCTCACCAGTATCCAGGGCAACACTATCACGGTAGCGGGAACCACCAGCATAAACGGCACGAACACCGGCGACGTGTCGCTGGCCGGGACGCCGGACTACATCACGATATCGGGCCAGACGATTACGCGCGGGCAGATAGACCTGGCTGCCGATGTGACGGGCACGCTGCCCGCTGCGGCGGTTGGCACCGGACTCACGGACGCGCAGGTATCAGACACGTTGACCGCGTCGCTGTTTGTCGGCTCGGGCAGCACGTCGAATGCGGTGGACCTCGCGACCGCCGAAGTCGCGGGCGACCTCCCGCTTGCGAACGTCGCGCAGATCGCGCAGAACACTATCGCGGGCCGCGCGATATCGGCGGGCACCGGCGATATTACGGCGCTGTCCGAATTGCAGGTGCGCACGATTCTACAGACGCCCGTGGCGGTTACCAGCACGACGAACAGCGTAGCGTGGAACTCGGATAACGCCCAGACGTTCACGCACACCCTGAGCGAGAATACGACCATCGCGGCAACGAGCGGCACGCCGTTCGAGGGACAGGTGATCGTATTCCACATCACGCAGGCGGCGGGCGTCTACACGCTCGCGTGGAACGCCCAGTTTGTGGCGGGCGACACATTCAGCGGGACGATCCCGGCAGTCGGTACGACCTCCGGCGACGTGAGTTCGTATATTTATTTCTATTCTTCCGGGCTAACTAAATGGGTGCTTTTGGCACACGTGGAGTATTGATGATGTTCGAGGTTTTGCTAGGCGGTCAGTATTCGATAAGCCCGCCGTCGCCATCAACAAATTACGTTTTCAATTACAACCCGATCAACAAGAAACTCATAATAACGGAGGCTACTGCGCCATGAAACGAATCCTACTGATTGCGGCTGTCCTGATTTCCGGGTTGGCCTATGGCGAGACGGCGCAGGCGAAGATCGACTCGCTGAACGCGCTACCGAACGTGCTGCAAGCGAACTACCTGCGCGAGCCGCAGAGCGTTCCGTTTTTCGGTGAACTCTACACCGCGACCATCGGATGGTTCTATACCGAAAACGGTATCGCGAAGAAATCCAGTGCCGATGTTATTATCACCGCGCTCGGTACGGAGCAGGAGGCCAGTTATTGGCTCGCGGCCACACCGCCGATACTGTTGCCGGTTGTAGAGACAAAATATATTACGGGACGCACGGGCGGCGGCTTCACGGAGGCACAGGTTAAATCATCGGTGCAGGCCATCTGGTTAAATGCGGTTCCAACTTCGTCCGCTATTATTGGCCTGACTGTTTCCGCAGTAGATGGAAAAACGATTCGCGCGACGGGCAGCTTCGACGTTGGAAATAACCTTCGCGAGATCCGCACCTACGTTATGTGGTTGGTTGACGTTAACGGCAGCGTGACGCCTGGCAACGCAAACATTAAATGGCAACGCGAGACGGTGGAGGCTCCGGCGGAATGACGCGCCTCGGCCTAATACTCGCTATCCTACTCGCCCCGCTATCGTGGGCAGACGGCATCACCGACTCAGCCGGGTACGCGCCCGTTACGCTAAGCGCGGCGGAGATCGATGAAGCCATCTATGTCGTTATTATCGACCTCGACGACCTGCCCGCAGACTGGCACACCGCGCAGGCCGCCGCGAGCGATACCACCGGCGCGACGATTCGTGTTTCGTCCAGCGACAACGCGACGGAATTTCCGATCCACGTTATCGATATTGACACCGGCGCGGACGATGGCGTGATTGCTGCTCGTATCTCAACGATGAGCGCGAGCAGCGACGTGACGTTTAACGTCCATGTGGGCGCGGCAGTCTCGATGTATGCTGTAACGGATACCTACGGGCGCAACGCGGTGTGGGCTGATTTCGCGGCGGTGTACACGCTCACGGGTAGCGGTGGGCTGACTGACGCGACGGGGAATGGTGGCGACATGACAAATACCGGCAGCGTTACCATGGGCGGCGCGGGGCCGGGGCGCGGGCTGGAGTCCGGCGATTTCAGCGGCACAAACTCGCTGCGTTATTCCGGTGCCGTGGTGTCTGCCGCGCCGATGTCTATCCTCACGTTTTTTGACGCGGACAGTGACAGTGCAAACGCCAACGTAGCGGGACTATTCGATACGACCGAGAGCTCGAACAATCAAGCGCGGGTGATTACAGTGGGCACTGCCAGTGGCGATCCAGTAGTGCGAGCGGCGTTTCGCGGCAACGCTTCGCCGGAGGTCGGGGCTAACTCCTCGACAGAGTACACGGTTGACACGTGGCATATGGGCG